GACGCAATTGTTGGTTCCAATCCAATCGGTGTTATTTTCTCAGAGTTTTCATTACACAAACCAGCAGCTTGGAATTACTTACGTCCTATCCTCTTGGAGAATAAAGGATGGGCGTTGTTTAATGGTACTCCAAGGGGTAAAAATGCCCTCTGGAAAATGTATAAACATGCCAAAAGAGATCCTTCCTGGTTCTCAGAACTCCTCACTATAAATAGCACTATCCGTCTTAATGGCACTCCTATTATGACTGATGCTGATATTGAAACGGAACGTCAATCAGGTATGCCTGAAGAACTTATACAGCAAGAATTTTATTGTTCTTTTGAAGCTGGTCTTGTTGGTTCTATACTTGGCGACTTAATGAATGATGCTGTCAAAGAAAAACGTATTAAAAGGGTTCCTTGGGAACCTAACTTACCTGTGACAACAGCTTGGGATTTAGGTTTTGATGACACGAATACAATATGGTTTGTGCAGTTCTCAGGTAGGGAAATATGGGTTATTGATCTCTATGCTAATAATAGAAAGTCAGCAGGTCATTATGTTAACATACTCAATAAGAAACCTTACACGTATGAAGAACATTTCTTTCCTCACGACCTTGAAGTCCATGAATATTCTACTGGAAAAACTCGAAGAGAAACATTTGAAGATCTTGGACTTAAAAACATAGTTACTATACCACGAATGAAAGTTGCGGATAAGTATGGTTTATCTGAAGGACATAATGCAATGAGGCAAATATTACCTCTATGTTGGTTTGATGAAGAAAAATGTGATGATGGTATAGAAGCACTAAAGTCTTATCGTAGGGAATGGGATGAAAAGAAAGAAGCTTTCGGAGATAGTCCAGTTAAAGATTGGGCGAAGCATTATGCCGATGCATTTAGGCAATTAGCTCGTGGTATGGGTCTTAGGCGAGAAGATTTGTTATTTCACTTACAAGATAATGCTGTTCAAAGTTATGATGAATTAGCGGAAATTGAGTCCGCAAACATGGATTATGATCCCTTAGACGACTATACATGGAATTAGATACGAAAAAATAGTTCTTGACAAATGTTTAAAAGTGTGATATACTAAAAACATAATGGAGGACTATACCTTCCAGACCTTTAATATCGGAGGACTATATTATGACCGATTTTGATTTTATTAGTGAAGAAGACGAGACTGCTGAGGTTCATTTAAACCCTGATTATGAACCTGGGCCGGAGGTTGAATTAACACCACGAGAACGAGAAATCCGAGAAACCGCTAAACGGGAGATTGCCACCAGTGGCAATCTGACTCCAGAGATAATCAAGGAAGCTCGCTCTGTTTATGGCCTTGATGTCGAAGCTTTTTTTAAAAAGTATCATTTGGATACGAATATATCGCTTGAGCGTCTTTTACTTGGCCCACTTGATGAGGATGGGAATTTAAAATGATCTCGAAAGATTTAGTTGAGTGGCATCTAAAAAGGTATGATAATCTGCACATAAATCGCTCGAATTTCAACACTATGTGGCAGGAAATCGCAGAGTTAATATACCCTGCACATGCTAATTTTATTTATAAGGCAACAAGTGGGGAGAAAAGGATGCAGAAAGTGTATGATTCTGCCGCCATACACGCTAACGAACTCTTGTCCTCCGGCCTTTTCTCCCTACTTACGTCATCTGCAAGTAAATGGTTTGAACTACGTCCTGTAGATTGGCAGTTATACCAGATCAAAGCTGTTCAAGAACATCTCGATACTGTGTCTCGTATAATGTACCATGAGATAAATAGACCTATTGCAGGTTTTAATACTGCTATGCATGAAAATTATTTAGGTTATGGTGCTTTTGGTAATTTGACGACTTTTGTTGATGAGATACCAGAAAAAAATTCACTACTATTCCAGTCTTTACCCCTGTATGAATGTCATTATGTGCAAAATCAACATGGTACTGTTGATACATTGTATAGAGAATATACGAGAACTGTTGAACAACTGGTACGTAAATTTGGAAAAGACAAACTATCTAAAGAAACAAACAAACTCATAACAGACAATAAACTTGACACCCCTGTTAAGTGTATTCATCTTATTTGTCCAAGGGAAACAGCTAACATATTATCTATGAAAGCTGTTGATATGCCTTTTGCGTCTATCTATATAGAGGTTAAAGAAAAGCATGTTATACATGAAGGTGGATTCCCCGAACTTCCATTTATGGCTGCAAGATTCTATAAAGAATCCTTTGAGACTTATGGTCGTGGCCCTGGTGCTACTACTCTACCTGATGTTAAAATGTTAATGCGTGTTGCTCAAGTGACTATAAGAGCAATGCAGAAATCAACTGATCCACCTATAATGTTACCTGATTCAGGTTTTTTAAAGCCATTTCGTACAACTCCTGGTGGTATTAATTATTATCGTAAAGGTCGAGTCAATTTAAAAAATGATATAGACATAATTCCTACTGGTAATGCTATATTGGGTCTTGAGTATTCTGAGTCGTTACACCAAAGAATCCGTGAAGCGTTCTTTGTAGATCAGCTTCAGTTAACACAAGGCCCACAAATGACAGCTACAGAAGTATTACAGAGGACAGAAGAAAAACTCCGTCTCATGGGGCCACTTCTTGGGCGTATCCAAATGGAATTACTTGGTCCAATGATTCAACGTGTTCATGGTATCCTTAAAAGGGCAGGTAAGTTTCCAGAACCTCCTATGGAACTATCAGGAGAAGAAATAAAAATCATGTATACCTCACCTATTGCAAGAGCACAGGAACAAGTAGAAGCTAATGGTATAATGAGAGCTTTTGGTTTACTTGAGCCTATTATGAAGTATGATCCAGAAAGTAATTTAATGGATGTATTTAATACTGATGAAATGGCTAAGGGTATCTTTGAGATGTTTAGTGTTAATCCTAAATATATCAATGACGATAAAAAGATTGCTGGTGTACGAAAAGCAAGAGCCGATGCACAAAGGAGAAAGGAAGATGCTGAAAATCTTAGAGCATCAGGGCAAGGTGCAGATTCTCTTGCAAGAGCAGGGGCAACAGCACAGGAAGCAGGTATGTTACCTGGGGAAGCAGGTTTTGGGACATTACAATAGGAGATAGCCACCAGTGGCAATCACAGATAAAATTTTTAAAGAACGCAGACAGAAGAAAATAAGAGCAATGGCTTATAAGACTCTTTTTAATTTAGAAGATCCTACAGCCAGAATTGTTTTAAATGATCTGTGCGAAGCTCATGGAGTTTTTGATGGTGGATTTGATCCTGATCCATATCTAAATGCAGAATCATCTGGAGAACGAAATGTTGTTCTTCGCATATTAACAATTTGTAAAATGTCATTAGATGACATTATAGGACTATCGGAGGAGGAGGACAAATGACACCAGAAGAACAAGCAGCGGCAGATGCGGCGGCGGCGAAAGTCAAGGCAGAATTTGGTTGGAGAGCTGGATTACCAGAAGATTTAAGATCAGATCCTTCTCTTGAGTCTTTTAAAGATGAAACAGAGATGATCCAGATGCCAGTTAATGTGGCTAAGTCTTTTGTACATACAAAGAAATTGGTGGGCGCAGATACAATTAAGATACCAAAGACAGATGAGGAATACCAAGAGGTATATAACAAACTTGGTAGACCAGAGAGTAAAGATCATTATGTTTTACCCGTACCGCCGGATATAAATCCGGCACTCAAAGAAACTATTGGCAAAGATGCTGAATGGTTTAAAGCTGAAGCACATGAACTTGGACTATCTGATAAACAAGCATCTAAGTTATTTGTTAAGTTTGCTAATAGGGTTTCAGAACAATATGCTGGTCAAACCAAAGTTGTCCAAGATGATATAATTAATACTGAGATTCAGTTACGAACTGAGTTTGGGGCAACATATGATGCAAAAAGTATAATTGGTGATCGTGCAATCGAAAAACTTGGTGGGGAAGAATTGGCCGGGGTATTTAAGCAAATAGGTATTGATAAATTTGCAGGGTTCCAAAGGTTTAAATTTAAACTTGGCGAGATGATGGCTGAAGATATGGGGATTGATAAATCCACAGGTCAGTTACTCATCAGTAAAGAAGGATTACAGGAGCAGATAACAACAGCATTAAAAGATCCTGCGTATCTTAACGCTAATGATCCGAATCATAATGCTATAGTACAAAAAGTAGCACAACTTATGCAACAGCGTCATGGGACTGTAGCTATTCCCGTTACCGATTCTATGAATAGATAAAGGAGGGAGAAAGATGACAAAACGTAGGGTTATAGGAACAAGACAGACCGCAGAGGCTTCAGGTGCTATAGGAACTACTGAAGCTATGATGGCGTATATCAAACAGTTAGTAACTGCACAGATTACTCAGGTTGCACTTGATTTGGAAATGCCGTGGCATTGCTGTGTTAAGTCTGATGGTGCTGTTTTAACTGGTGATGATGATTTGTTTGACATCACTGGTGGGCCTGTTCTTGCTCAGCTTTTTGGTATTGTAACCACCGTACTTGTTGGAACAAGTAATGGTGACTTGCAGATTGACGTAACAACACCTGCTGGAACAGTTGACTTAAATGATGCTCCAGTTGCTATTAACGCTGATGCTGCGGGCACTATGTATATGTGTCTTGATAGCACATCGGTTTTTACTCCTGTAACAGCAGGAGCAGTTATTATTGATAAAGATGCTGCTCCTATAGCAGAATTTGTTCTTCCTATTGGAACAGTTATATTCAGAAGTTCAGCGGCTCAAACTGGCGTTATCGAATGGTATATGTTGTACCGAAAACTTTCACCTTTGTCAACAGTTGTAGCCGCAGCGTAGTATTAGATTGCCACCAGTGGCAATCCGTTTAGCAGATTAGGTCTCAAACCCCTGCATTTTTGTATTGGTTTTGGGCCTCCTTATCGGAGACTACCCGTTTTTATTATTAATGTCTCTTTGTAAAGGAGGTTTAAAATGTCTCAGCAAATAACCACTGCAATGGTGGAGCAGTACAATGCTAATGTACAGCTTCTATCACAGCAGAAAGGTTCCCGTCTTAGAAATTCTGTTCGGGTTGAGACTGTTGTCGGTAAAAATGCCTTTTTCGATCAGATTGGGGCAACCGCAGCTCAACTCAAAACAACACGCCATATGGATACTCCACAGACAGACACCCCACATGCCAGACGTAGGGTTTCACTTGCAGATTACGTATGGGCCGATTTCGTTGATCGAGAGGATTTAGTTCGTACTCTGATTGATCCTACAAGTCCATATGCTGTAAATGCTGTAAACGCCTTTGGCCGAACTATGGATGATGTAATCATTGCGGCCCTTGGAGGTATCGCTTATACCGGCGTAGCTGGTGGAACAGCAACTACATTGGCGAGTTATGAAACAAGTCGCCAGTTGATTGCTGACGATAATACTGGTCTTACACTTGCCAAATTGCTTCAGATCAAGAAGATTTTTTGGGATAATGATGTCGATGAAGATATTGAGTTGCATATCGCTTGTTCGTCCCAACAGATCGTTGACTTGCTTGGTGAAGAAGAACTTACGAGTGCTGATTACCAAATGGTACAAGCTCTTGTTCAGGGTAAAATCAACCAAGCTCTTGGGTTTACTTTTCATCGTAGCCAAAGATTGTCTGTTGATGCGAGTGACATTCGTACCTGTTACGCCTGGGCACAGGATGGTCTTCTGTTGGCCCTTGGTGCGGATATTCAAACAAGAATTTCTGAACGTGCTGATAAGAACTATC